ACCCTGATAGTTGCCCAGCGCACATGCTGTACCAGCTGGCATGGGCCTGGTCAGTCGACCGCTGGGACGATGGGTGGTCTGAGGCGGTCAAGCGCTCGGTCATTAAGTCGTCGTTCTACATCCACAAGCACAAGGGAACCATCGGCGCGCTGCGCCGCGTGGTGGAGCCGTTCGGCTACCTGATCGAGGTGGTCGAGTGGTGGCGCATGGCGCCCGAGGGTGTGCCGGGCACCTTCGCGCTCAAGGTCGGTGTTTCCGATACCGGCATCAGCGATGACACCTACCGCGAGCTGTCGGCGTTGCTCGATGACGCGCGGCCGGTGAGCCGGCACATGGTTGGCCTGGAGATCAGCCTGGAAACCAAGGGCCGCTATTACCTGGGCGCGAACTTGAGCGAGGGCGACATCCTGGAGGTGTATCCGCCTGAGCAGCGCGACATCGTGGTCATTGGCGTGATTGGGCGCGGTGGCCGTGAAACCACTATCGACACAATGGAAATTGCACATGGTTGACCAGAACACGCAGTTCTACGCCATCCTCACGAATGTGGGCGCGGCCAAGCAAGCCAACGCCGATGCCTTGGGCATCGCTTGGAAAATCACGCAGATGGGCGTGGGGGATGCCAACGGCACTGACCCGACCCCAAATGCCACGCAGAAATCCCTGATCAACGAGTGGCGCCGGGCGCCGCTCAACCAGCTCAAGGTCGACGATAACGACGCCTCGATCATCGTGGCCGAACAGGTCATTCCGGCCGACATCGGCGGGAAGTGGATACGGGAAATCGGCCTGTACGACTCCGACGGCGACCTGGTGGCGGTGGCCAACTGCGCGCCGACCTATAAGCCGGTGCTGTCGCAGGGTTCGGGCCGCACCCAGGTGCTGCGCATGAGCCTGGTGGTCAGCAGCGCCGCCAACGTGCAGTTGAAGATTGACCCCAGCGTGGTCCTGGCCACCCGTGAATGGGTGACCGAGGAGCTTTTGCGGCAGGATTTCAAGCACTCGGTGTTGGTGGCCACCACAACCAACATCACGCTGGGTGGGCTGGGGACGGTCGATGGCGTGACGCTGGCGGCCGGCGACCGTGTACTGGTCAAAAATCAGACCGCCGCCAAGGATAATGGCGTGTACACGGTCGTTTCGGGCGGCGCCTGGACCCGCAGCGCCGACGCCAACAGCAGCGCCAAGGTCACCCCCGGCCTGCTGGTCCTGGTGGAGAAGGGCACGGCCAACAGTGACAGCGCGTGGCAGCTGGTCACCGACGCACCGATCAGCCTGGGCGTTACGGCGCTGTCGTTTGAAATGGCGTTTGGCCGCACCGGCGTGGCGGCTGGCACCTATCGCAGCGTCCAGGTCGACAAGTACGGTCGTGTGGTGGCGGCGACCAACCCGACCACGGTGGCCGGCTACGGCATCACCGACGTTTACACCAAGTCGGAGACGTACACCAAGACCGAGACCAACCAAGCGATCACGACGGCCGTTGACGCGGCGGTAAGGGGGCTGGTGGCTTCGGCGCCGGGCGCGCTGGATACCCTGGACGAGTTGGCGGCCGCCCTGGGCGACGACGCCAACTTCTCGGTAACCATGCTCAACAAGCTGGCCGAGAAGGCGCCGCTGGCATCGCCCAAGTTCACCGGCTCGCCGGAGGTGCCTACACCGACGGCTGGCAGCACTGGCCTGCAGGCGGCCAACATGTCAGCGCTGGCGACAGCTGTGGCGGCGGCCTCCCGTGCGTTCAAGTCGGCGGTGATCGGCGTGGCTACCAGTATCACGCTGACGGCCGCCCAGGCCGGTAACGCGGTGCAGTTCAATACCGGGCCGGTGACGGTGACCTTGCCGGCGGTAGCGGACGTTGGAAACGGCGCGTCGTTCATGCTGCGCAATCCCTCGACGACCGCCACGCAGACGCTCAACGTGGTGGCTTCGGGCTCGCTTGTGGACGCTGGCAGCACCGTCACCAGCATGGCCATCAAGCCATCGGAGTGGCTGGAGGTGGCCGCGTCCGGCACGTCCTGGTTTGTGCTTGGGCGCGGCAAGCTCAAAGAAGTGGCTGAGCTGGATTCTCCGGTATTTACCGGCAGCCCAAAGGTTCCAACTGCACCGCTGACCGATTCCAGCCAACTTGCTGCTAATACCGAGTTCGTAAAGCTGCTGATCAAGGCTTACGGCCTGGGCGAGCGCTACGCGGGTGTGATCACTGATATTGACGATCCGACCTTGGGTAATGGCTGGTACGCGGTCACCCTGGCGACCACTGCAGGCAACAAGCCGACCGGGCAAACCTGGGGCACCGTGTTTGTCGCCGGTCGCAGCAACACCACTGGCGCAAACGGTCGGGTCGTGCAGACATTCTTTGCGACTGACTCGGCGACGGCGCGCCAATTGTTCCGTACCTACTTCAATGGTGGTTGGACCGCTTGGGAAGACGTTGCCACTCTGACCGCAGTGCAGAATGCCTTGGCCGCTGTGGGGTTGGGTGTCACTGGTACGCCGCCCACCTTGGCTGATGTGGATGCCGCTACCACCCCGACCGGGCTCTATCGCGTCGCGGCGCCGACAGGCACCTTGCCCGCCGGTGTGTCGCGCAACGGCACTGTGTTCGTAGAGCGCTATGCGGCGGCTAACATACGACAAACCTTCAGTCCGGTCGGTGGCGGAGAAGGTAAAGAGTTTTCGCGAACGCTCGGCTCGGCGGGGTCGTGGTTGGTTTGGGAGGAGTCGGCCAAGGTGGCCAGCCCGACCTTTACCGGCAATGTTGGCGTGCCCACTCGGTCAACGGCGGATCGCTCGGCCAATGCCGCGAGCACGCAGTTCGTTGCAAACCTGCTGGCATCGCTAGGCTTGGGGACGGCTGATCTTACAGACCTGGAAACAGGCGTTGACCTGAATACCTTGAACGTGGGTGGGTCGTATCAGGTCAATGGTGCACTCAATGCGCCGGCGGGTTATGGCGGCGTCTTGTTTGTTGTGGGCTGTAACTCTCAGTACTGGGCGCATCAGTTGATGTTCCCGCAGAGCGTCAACAAGATATTCCACCGCTGCTCCTACGGTGCAACCAATGGCGTGGCCAACTGGAAGGATTGGGAGGAAGTCCCAGACCTGACCACCGTCACCGCGTTGATCAAGGCCAGTCGCCGCTACTTCAGTGGCGACGTGGTCGGGGTGGCTGCCAGCACCGCCTTGACGGCGGCGCAAACGGGCTACGCGTTCAACGTGACGGCAGCCGTTACGGTCACGTTGCCGGCGGCTGCGGCTGCCGGTTCTGGTGGCACCTTTTCGCTGCGTAACGTGAGCTCGGGCAATGTCACCATCGCCCTGGCCTCCGGGCAGATTTACGAAAAGAACGCGGCGGCCAGCACGGCGGTGTTGAAGCCTGGCGAGTGGGTGGAGGTCCAGGCGTCGGCCGCCAACTATTTCATCAACGCGCGCGGCAAGCTGGGCGAGGTGGCCGAGCTGGACTCGCCAGCCTTCACAGGGACGCCATCAGGGACGACACCACCGACTGGCGATGTGAGCAAGCGATTCGCGACCACCGAGTTTGTCGAGCTGACCAAGCGCAATTTCGCGGGGCCGGTGCTGGGGTTTACGGCCAATACAACATTGACCGTTGCACAGTCGGGCCGGCTGTATCAGGCCAACGCGGCCAACCTGACGGTTACCCTGCCGGCGGCCGCTGATGCGCCGGCCGGGACGGCCTATGCGTTCCGCAACACTAGCGGCGGTACGCTGACCATCGCGCCGGCGAGCGGCACCATTGTGTCGACTGTAACGGCGACCACATTGGTGCTGCAGCCTGGCGAGTATGTCGAGGTGGCCAACAACGCCACGACCAGCTGGTTTGTGGCGATGCGGGGAAAATTGGACGAGTCGCCGACCGTGGCTGCCATGAATGCTGCGGTGACCAATGCGGCACCGCCTGGCATGGTGGCGCACTTCGCGCTTGCCACGCCGCCGACCGGCTGGATAAAGCGTAACGGGGCGGCGGTATCGCGCACGGCGTATGCGGTGTTGTTCGCGGCCATCGGGACCACGTTCGGCGCCGGTGACGGCTCGACCACCTTCAACGTGCCGGATGACCGGGAGTTGATCGACCGCGCCCATACCGACGGCCTGAACTCGGCCGACGCAGGCCGGGTGCTGTTCTCGACCCAGGCGGGTCAGCTGGAATCACATGCGCACACCGGTACGGTGGCCGCTGGCGGCTCCCACTCGCACACGGCTCCGATTCCTCGGGAGCGTATTGGCTCGGACAGCCAAGAGACAGGGGGTAACGCAGTGCTGGGTGATCTGGTTGGTGATGGCTACCAAACCATTACCACATCCACTGCGGCCAACCATACGCACGGACTGACCATCAACGCCACGGGCGGCAACGAGACCCGCATGGCCAACCGGGCCTATCTGGCCTGCATCAAGTATTGAGGTAAATCATGACTGACGTCCTTGACGATCTGAGCGAGCCCCCTGCGCTGCTGGAGCTGGCCGACGTGCTGCCCTGGTGGCAGCAGCCTGGCATCGAGCCGCCACTGATGTGCAACGTGCATCGCGGCACTGGCGAGTTTCTGTGCGTTACCCAGGCCGACCCCAGCCCGCTGGAGCCGGGTGTATGGCTGTTCCCCGCGTACAGCTACCAGATCGACCCGCCCGAACTGGAGGCGGGCACCGCTGCGCTGATCAATCGTGACAGTAACGGCTGGGAAGTGGTCGCCGACCATCGCGGCGCCACGGTGTACAGCACTGCTACCGGCGAGCAGCGCCAGTGGTTGGCCCTGGGCGATCTGCCCGAGGGCTACACGCTGCAGGCGCCGGAATCGGAGTTCGACACCTGGGAGGACGAGCAGTGGGTGCCGGATGAGGCAGCGATAGCCGAGGCGGCGCGCCAGCTGGCGTACCGCAAGCAGGCGCTGGCCAACCAGTACGCCACCGCGCGCA